ACATACCGGGGGTGTGAGCGTCCGACTCATCATAATACACCATTTCCAGCGAAGAGTCAACCACAACTGGATTGAAGATGACGATAGTCGCTGCAGGTTCGTTGAAGTTGCCGATAGCAAATACTCTAACACTTACGCCTAAGTGTGGTGCGGAGATACTGTGTACCCTAAGATCGCGACCACGATCTACTAGAAGTCTAGCTAACGAGCGCGCGTCGTAGTCCCCACACACGTTCTTGGTGAAGTCCCACGACTCGTACTGTGTCGGAATGCACCTAGGTGTAGTCACACGACGTACTTTCTTCTGTACTCCTCGATCATCTCCAGCACACCCTCTGTGAACCTAACACGCGGCATCCAGCCAACACGCTGGAGACCCACCGAGTCCAACAGTTTTGACTTGGCGCCGTTCGGCATCGACAGATCGTACTTCGTAGCAATGGTACCTGGCGGCACTTTAGCCATCGACTTGACGATCTCGGCCAGCTCGCTGATCGCGATGTCATAGTTGACCCCGACATTTACCGCACTTGGTTCTGCGTATTCCGCCGCTAGGTCGCCGATGCCGATCCTGACCATCGCGTTCGCTGCGTCGGAGACGTGGAGAAATTCGCGACGCGCAGATCCGTCACCCCACAGAGTTATGTGGTCGTCGCCGCGCCGCATAGCATCGACGACCTTTGCGACAGTCGCAGCTAGGACGTGACCGTCTGCTGAAAAGTCGTCGCCAGGGCCGTAAAGGTTTGGTAAAATGAACGTTTTGTAGTTTAGATCAAATTGATAGCGAATGTACTTACACATCTGCATACCAACGATCTTTGCGAGCGCGTATCCCTCATTAGTGAGTTCGAGCGGGCCAGTCAAAACATCTGACGGATGCAGTCGTCGATTGAGATTGGTCGGAAACACACACGATGAGGAGATGTAAAAATACGCATGCACTCCAGCGCGCCTCGCTGCGTCGATCGTCATAGCGAGGCGAACGTTGTCGACGAGGAATCCATATTGATCCTTTGCATTCGATGCGATACCACCGACCCTAGCGGCACAGTCGTACACCGCCACACAGTCCTTCGCAACGATCGTCATCGCCCGTCTCTGATCTGCTGGGTCTCTGAGATCAAATCCTCGATCTCGAGAAAACTCCACGCAATCGTGACCGCTAGTATTAAGTTCTTTGACCAGAGCGCTACCAAGCATGCCAGCCGAACCAAGTACTGCTACGCGCATCACACACCTCCCTTTTCATGCTCCAGAAATTTCTGAAGCATGACGCCAAGGTAGTCGATCTCATTCTTAAGATTGTGCCCAGTATTGCCGAAGAACATTGCGTTCGCGTCGATGTCATCGGCATTCTTAAAGTAGCCGTTCTGGAGTGAATGGTCGATATTCGAGAGCGTACAGTCACCCTCATACCGGTTCAAACCATTAGCTATCACAGTACCGAAGTTTCTAGCCATCGGCTGTCTAAGGAAGTTGCCAGTGATCACGGGTCGTGACTCGATTCCATTCCTTGCTAGGTATCGTGCTAAGGCATTCCTGCGACCCTCGTATAGCGGCTCGACGTGCAGCGGAAGTCCATACCACGTGTGACCGATGCGCGCAGGATCGCTGATAGTTTTGAACGTTTTGACTCGATTTATTACATTCATAAAAAACATACTATTCGCTTTACGATGCACCAAAAATTCCTTTGCTCGACCGAGCTGCACGAGACCCACAGCGCCTTGAATCTCGGTCGGTCGCATACAGTAACCCGGCAGAATGAAGGTAAACTTGTCATTGAAGTCTGGTTGTCGAATGTTCCCGTTGAACGTCTGCAGTAGTCTATCACTTCTTAGGTCACGAATCCAACCATGTGCGCGGAGACACCGCACACAGTCGGCGACACCCGAGTTCCTAGCCACCACCATTCCACCCTCCATAGTGTTGAGGTGGTGACTAAAAAAGAACGACCACGTCCCAACGTCGCCAGCGAATCCGCACCAGTTGGTATCAGGAAGATTGTACTCGTACGACCCAAACCCCTCGCAATTATCTTCGATAAGAGCCAACCCATGTCGATCGCAAAAGTTTCGAAGTACCGTAAGTTGCGGCGGTCGACCAAGCACGTTTACTGCGACGACAGCGCGGGTGCGTTGAGAGACAAACTTATCGAGGTTGGTTATGTCAATGACGCCATCAGCATCGACGTCGACAAAGACTGCAGTCAGCCCGAGCTGTACTAGGGGTGCGTATGTAGTCGACCAACCGACAGCTGGTACTATGACCTCATCGCCACGACTCCAACTCTGAGTAATGAATAGTGCTGAGATGGCTAAAAGGTTTGCTGATGATCCAGAGTTGACCATCACGGCCTCGTGCGTCAACTCTCTTTTATGCCACTTTACGAACTCGTACTCGAAATTTCGGACCGCTGCACCCATCGTTCTGTTCCCAGAACGAACAGTGCGATTAACTGTCTCATACTCTTCCTCGCCCCAGGAGTCGAATGCTAGAGGATACTTCATGGCACCATCCTCGAGAAGTTAGCGTTCTTTTCAAAACGTACTACGTTCTTAAACCTATCCAGCAATGTGTCGCCACGGTGACTGATGACGAATGCGTTTGTGTTCTCGAGACTCTTAAGCAGCTTCATGAACTCATCACAACCGACGCTGTCGAGCGAGGAGTCAAACACCTCGTCGAGCACGAGGATGTTGGTGTTGACACTGTTCTTAGCTTTCGCTATAGCACGCCACGTAAACATTAGCGCGAGGTCTATACGCATGCGCTCTCCCTCAGAGAACGAATCGTATGTAAAGGCATCGCGATGGCGCGACAGGATTCGCTCCTCAAACGTCTCGTTAAGTTCAAACTTCACAAAGAAGTCCATTGCTGCAAGGTACTTATTCACCATCACATTGATGATCGGGACGTAGAGACCAATGATCTTCGCCTTGATACCCGAATCCTTAAGTGCAATCGTGGCGACCTCGTGCAGCATCTGTACATTGAGTAGCTGCTCCCTCTCCGCGGTCAACGAGTCGAGTTGTGTTTGTAATTTGTCTACCTCACTATGAGACTCTGTTCCGACGCGCTTTACGACGTCGGCCATCTTTTGGGCGATGAAGTCAATCTCACGGCGCTGTCCCTTGACTAGTACCTGGTACTCGTACTTCTTTCTACCAAGCTTTGCAACTTCTTGCATAACATCGTCATATTTAGAACATATTGCTGCAAGTGATTTGAGATCGACACCGATCTTGCTGACAGCCACGTCAAGCTCGTGAGTTTTATCGCCCAAGTGCTTAATCCTCTTCTCTCGCACTAACTCATCGATCGACTGATCGCACGTTGGACAGATCGACGTGTTGCTGAAGAACTTCATTCTATCACCGAGCCTACAGTTCTTCTCGCGCAACTTTTCGTCCAACTTATATAGCTCATTGTATGTCTTACGCGTCTCCTCAGTAAAATCGGCCACTGACTGTGTCAGCGACGCAATGTTGGCGTCGATCTTCTCGATGATACCCATCGTACTTTCTAACGCAACGTTAGCAGCATCGAGCTCAGCCTTGTACTTTGAAACCTCCTCGTCGACAGCCACACTCTCGCGACGAACTCTCTCCCGCTCGGCATCCAACTGTGCCTTGACGACATCTGCGTTTCTGGAGTTTTCGAGAACACGAACGTTATGTATCACTATGGTGTCGCGCAATATCGACGCCATGACTGAAAAGACCTTGATGTCTAGAACATCTTCGATGACGTCGCGCCGAATGTGCGTCGGTAACTGCATGAAGGGAATATACGAGGATGCGCCGAGTACCACGACCTGAGTGAAGATCTTCATATCTAGCTTTAGTATGTTTTGCTCGAAGTTAGACTGGACCTCCTTTACAGATCCTTCGTGATGACGCTCGATACCGTCAACCACGATCCTCAAGAAGTTCGGTGAGATGCCACGCGACACGGTGCACTTTCGTCCATTTGACGTAAAGTCCACTTCTACCACGCAATCACGCTCGTTGATACTGTTGACTAGCTGGTCGCGCTTAACGTTCCTAAATGGCTTTCCGAACAGACCAAAGCACAGCGCGTCTAGCATGGTCGACTTTCCAGATCCGTTCGGCCCAATCACGAGAGTATCAGTATACTCATCGAGCCGCATCTCTGTAAAGTGATTGCCGGTGGACATGAAATTCCGCCACCTAACGGCACTGAATGCTATCACTCCACATTCTCCGTCGACACGGCCTTCACGTACAAGGTCTTCAGCAGTGTCTCCAGAGCTGTTTTATCGACCCGGTATGTCTCCATAGCACTTACGTATCCAGCGATTATCGCTGGAGTATCCTCGGCATTTTCGACAGCCGACGCATCGCTCACGAGGTCCTTGTTGTTATGATCATCGACAACCTGCACATCGTATGGTCCAGCATTAACAAGGCCCTCGATGTACGTCTCGAATGCCGCAGGTGACGTTTTATTTATCACAACTACTTTGACAAATGTGTTTCGAAACTGGGTGAAGTCGACAACCTCGGCCGGCCCAGACCCATCGTCGTACCACAATTTACGAAACATTCGTTGATTGTTCTGAACATACTCAAACTCACGGGTGTCCGTGTCGAAAACGTGAAATCCGCGGGTGTCGTCATAGTCCGCCCATGTCATCTCGTACGGTGCGCCAAGGTAGTGAATATTTCCAGCCGTCGTCTTTCTGTGAAAGTGACCTGAGGCCACGACGTCGAACTTATCAAACATCGTCCTATCGAAACCATCGTTACACGTTACCCCACGATACATCTCGAACCCTCTGATCTCGAGATGCCCGAACATCATCTGCGCCTTGCTAGAGTTCATTACCTCAGTGGACCGTCCGACGTTTCCTGAGTGGATCCATGGCATCAATAAAATCTGACACGAATCGTACGCTACTTCCGTGGCTTCAGGAAATACTCTGACGTTCGACGACTCCCTGCCGACGAGCTCCCACATAGCATTGACGTCATTGCTGTTGCGTAGGGGGGCATCGTGGTTTCCGACCACGAAGTCATACCTATACCCACGACTCAGCCCGGGCTCAATGAAGCTAGTTCTGAACCGCCTCGCCGTTACATAGTTGACATACTTTCTTCTGTCGACGACGTCGCCGAGATGCAGTATGTGTTCTATACCATGCTTCTTGAGGTACGGAAAGAACTGCTGCTCGTAGTAGCGCGTAAAGTAGTCAAGAAACTCCGGACTATCGTTCCTGACACCCCAGTGCGTATCAGTGATGACTGCAATGCGCATGGTTATAATAATATCTCACTTCTTAATCAATGTCAACCGTGCCTCTCGACGCTCGCGAACCGACTTCTCAAACTTATGGATAAACTCGTCTATCTTCACACTCGACTCCTTAGTTGTCACAACATCACCTGCTTCTATACTACCATCAGTCACCTTACCGTCCTGCGTCGAATACATCTCGCCCACGGCCTGTGCATTGCGCGTCATGATGAACTTTACGTAGAGCTCCTTCTTCTCAACATAGATTCGTCTTATGAACGCGCGCATGATGGAGAGACTAAAGTACCAGAACGGATTCTTAGACTTCTCGGGATCGAAACTTGATACAGCGCGGATGCCGTTCTCAATGCCGTCGAGAATCATCTCGTCTTTGAATGGATAGTTAATAAAGTTTGCGCGCCTGGCTATGCTCGTCGATAACTCCACTATCGCTGACGCTATGTCGTTCGGAACTTTAGGTCTATCCTTTCCAGCCGCGGCAGCTGCCGCACAGACAGCCCGGTACTTAACAAGGCTTGCATAGATTGCAGCCTTGTCAAAATAGTAATTTTTCTTTCTTTTTGTGGTTGACATTTCATTCCTTTGTGATATAATTGTACTGCGTACATCGGTTGGGGTGGAGTACTAGTTGATTGTGTTGCTCGTCGGTGTGGCTAGTTGTGCGATTAGTTTAACACGACGATTTTCCTGAGGAGCGTCGATCACTGCTGCAGCAATGATACGCGATTTAAAGATTTGAATCGGTGCGTTTTCAGTTATCTGACTCGACGGCAACCACGGCATTTGAATAGTTTTTTCAATTTGATTGATACCGTCAAAGTACCTCATGAATCTGACTACATGATCGGCTATCACGTAGTCGTCCGTCTCCATGATGACGCGAGCCGATATGTCGACTTCACCTTCTAACTTGAACACTACGAAATGATTGTGGCCAAAGTGCGCGATTGCCGGACTGTTCACAGTCGACTCCTGTGCCGGACTGTTCACAGTGGACTCCTGAGGCTTTTTCGTTCTCTTCATAGCACAATCTCCGTCACTGGCCTAAGGTCGAATGCGTGGGTGGTATACTTAAAACCCTGCTCCGCATACATCATCATTCTATTCATCATATGGTTCAGTGTATAGTTCTTCGGATCGCGATCGGACGTTCTGAGGTCGTCGACGATGTCGTAAATCCTACACAACTTCTTATCAGCGTGTACGCGTAGACCGCGGCCGATAGACTGTAGTACCCTGACGCGACTCTTCGTCGGGCTGGCCATGACGATGTTCGAGACGTTGCGAATGTCGACTCCGGTGGAGAACACTCCGTAGCTAGCGACCACGACGGCGTCGGACGACGAAGTGACTTCCGCTCGCACCGCTTCTCTGTACTCGGCTGGAGTCTCACCGGCGACGTAGAGTGTGCGACGGCCGGTTGCTGCAATTGCGTGACGCAGTGCGGCTCCGTGATCCAGCCGTTGAAACAATACGATTGAGTTGCCGTGAAGTTCCTTCACAAGGTTGGCTATAAACTCGGTGCGCTGGATCGATGCGATGATGTACTCGAGCTCCGACCAGTAGTCGTCTTCGATTAGTGTGATGCCGTGATGTTTTAGCATGACTACGATAACGTGTAGGTTCGATACTATTCCGCGATCGATGAGCTCGGTCGTAGTCGCGACGGTGTACACTGGACCGAACAATCCCTCGCTCTGAAGTTCGTTGACCTGAACTCCGTCCAGCGTGCCGGTCATTCCAATCCTCACCGGTACGTCGTGTAACCGATTCATTAGTTCGATAAGACTTTTTGCCCTGAATAGGTGTGCCTCGTCGCCGATCACTATGTCGAACCCACGCAGTGCATCTGGTGACTCTGCGTGCGCGGATTGCCACGTCGTGACGGTTACCGGGGCGTCGGCGTCGGAATCGTCAGACGCTCCGGCATGGGAATGCACCCTCCTCACCTCTCCGTCGAAACCATACGATGCAAAGTCCTTGGCCATCTGCTCCACTAGACCTACTGTAGGCACGATGATTAACGTTTTCCCGCCGTACCACCTATGAAGAGTGTATGCTATCAGTGACTTACCAGACGCCGTCGGCGAGACGAGGAGACATCGCCCAGTTCGAACTGATGCCTCCACCGCATCGACTTGATGCTCGTGAGGTTGAAATGGTAGTTCGAGCCCACGCATAAACTCTACAACAACCTCCCGCGTGACACTGTGTGGCTTAAACCTTTCGTCTATAGCTACGTCAAGCCCATGTTCCTTAGCCATCGAAGCTATACGCCACGCTAGGCCGGAGAACGTGGTATTATTTCTTGTATCCAGTAAGCGTATACGCCCATCCCAGTGACGATATCTTCCGCCACGTCTACGCATAAATGCAGCGTTCGGTGCCTCGAATGTCAGTGTATCGCGCAGGTACTGAATGAAGTCCTGAGGACCGTCCAGGTGAATCCTCGCCTCGTTGACGGCCTCGATGCTCAGCGTCTCGGTCACACGCCACCCATGAACTTCTTCCACTCGATGGCATTGCGTATCTGATAACCGCGGTCACGTATTCCGCGAACTATCTCCTGCAGAAGCTCCACTAACTCAATGGCGTTGTCGAGATCTGAGTCAAGCTGTATCATCTTCTCGTCGGCTTCGACTATGCGGTCGATCTCTGACTTCATGATTCGCAGTGGGTACGGCGATCGCTCGAGTATCTGCAGCTCCGAGCTGCTGGCCCTACCTGTGTAGTATGATCTGAGTATATTCGCCAGCCTTCTCCGATTTCGCTGCAGTGCGTTCGACTCCCGCCGTGCATCGGACAATATACCGACGTACTTCGAGTGTAGGTTTGGAATGCGTAGCGCCTCTGAGTCTAGATTGACGTCATCAACCTTAGAGTCACTTTTCCACTCTTGGACTATTGCTTCGGCGCTAGGTACCATAATGTCCATAATAAACCTATCTGTGTACTAAGTCAACCGAGTCTTAGGTCTTAGATCCTCTGTATCTCGAACCGCCTGTATCTAAAGCTGACGGTTGACTCCAGGTACGCCGCATCCTGGTACGTTGAATCGAACATCAGTTCGCTCAATGACGTCGGAAAGCACCCGTAGAAGAACACGTTCAGATTGACGTTTCTCGCACTGTTGAGAATCTGTAGCGTCGCATCAGACTTCATTCTACTGACGGATTCCTCGCGCGTGTCTGGGAACACCTGACTGACAGGTGACGTCACGAGTTTTCGAGTCTGCTCGAAGTCTATAGGTCGACCGAGTCCCTGCATCCAGTCGTATAGTTCTATCCAATTGCCTAGGTTCTCGTCGACCTTGAACTTTATCTGCATCTCGTTGTAGACGAGCTTATCACCAGGCTGCGGAATGTCGCCGAACGGGGTGGCTACGCTGACTCCCCCGAGGGAGACACCAGGAAGTATGGCGGACTGACAGAAGTATACCGTCTTCGGCGTACGCCTCAGGATGAACCTAAACGCTACGCCGGATAGATA